TCAGGCGTCCCCGCGGTCCTGGCGCACCCATTTGTCGAACGTGGATATGGAGACCTTGAGCCTCGACGCCGCCTCCGAGCGCGTGATGTGCCCCTCCAGGTAGGCGTCCCGCGTCGCCCCGTAGGTCCCCGGCCTCTTCTTCGCCGGCCGCCCGAAGCGTACCCCGCGCGCCCGCGCCGCGGCGATGCCCTCCGCCTGCCGCTGGTGGATGCTCTCGCGCTCCACCTGAGCCACATAGGACAGCAGCTGCAGCACGATGTCCGATATGAGCGCGCCCGTGACCCCGCCGCGGTCCTCGCGCGTGTCCAAAAGCGGCATGTCCAGCACCACCACGTCCGCGCGGATATCCTTGGTGATCTCCCGCCACTGCTCGATGATCTCCTCGTAGCTGCGCCCGAACCGGTCGATGCTCTTCACCACCAGCACGTCGCCCGCGCGCAATGTCTCCTTCATGCGCAGCCACTCAGGCCGCTCGAAGTCCTTGCCGCTCGCCCTGTCCGCGAAGATGTCCTCGCTTCTGACGCCAAACCCCACCAGCGCGTCCAGCTGCCTATCCAGGTTCTGCTCCCGCGTGGAAACCCGTGCGTACCCGTATGTCCTCGCCATGGAAACCCCGCCTTTCCCGCCCGCGTGCTACCCGCCCCGACCTGCACGGGCGCAAGCGGGTCGGTGCCCCATGCGGCAACGGTAAAAGCCGGTCACAACCGCCCGGAATACCCGGGTTTCCAACGCGCTGGTAGAATGGGTGGGCAACGGAACGGAGGCCTCAGGTGGAAGACAACCCGCAAGCGAACCAGATGCAAGACGGCAGCGAGATCCAAGCGCAGCGACCCGGCGCCGCCAACGCGCCCCAGACGCGCCCCAAGCCCCTGCTCACCGTCGAGCAGCAGATAGCCCACATGAAGTCCAAGGGCATCACCTTCGGCCTCGTCACCGAAAAGGAGGCCGCGGCCCACCTGCGCACCAAGTGCCAGTTCTTCCGCATCTACGCCTACCGCCGCAACTTCGACCGCCACGTCGGCGGCGAGCGCGACGGGCAGTACATCGGCCTCGACTTCGGCCATCTGCGCGTCCTGTCCAACCTCGACCGCAAGCTGCGAGACGCCCTGCTGCCGATGGCGCTCGACCTCGAGCACTTCGCCAAGGTGCGCCTGCTCGCCGCAGCCGAAGACGCCGGCGAAGACGGCTACGCCGTCATGCGCGACTACATGACCTCCGTCACCGACAGGCAGAGGTCGTATCTGGAAGGTGAGCTCGACCGCCGCGAGGACGACCCCTACGCGGGCGACGTCGTGTACAAGTACCGGCACGACATGCCGCTCTGGGCGTTCTGCGAGGTCGTCTCGTTCGGCGCCTTCCTCGGTATTCTGAGGTTCTGCGCGGACCGCTGGGGCGACCGCGAGCTCTCGGACCTTCACTACCACCTTAAGTGGGTCAAGTCGATCCGCAACGCATCCGCGCACGGATCATGTGCAGTCAACGACCTCTCCGAGCGCCCGTCGCGCCGCTGGCGAGCGCCCGACGCCGTCACGAGGGCGCTCGCCTCGTGCGGCGTCCCGAAGCGCTTGCGCGCAAAGCGGCTCAGGAGCCCGCGCATGGCCCAGATGTGCACGCTGCTGTACCTCTACGACCGGACCGTCCCCGAGGGCACCGTGCGCACCGACCGCGAGCGCGCGCTGGCCGACCTGTTCGGCTACCTACACGGCGAGGGCGCCTGCCTCCCGAGCGAGAACCCGGCAGTTTCCTCGCTCACCTTCGCCGAGCGCTTGACACGCGGCCTCGGTCTGATAGACTGACTCGCATACAGCAAAACCTCCTCGGAGGTTTTTACGGGGCGGGAGTGCGAAAGCGTTTCTGCCCCGGTTTTCATTTGCCACAGAAAAGCCCTCGGGCTTTGTAAGGCGGGGTCGCGCAAGCGGTTCCGCCTAGTTTTTATTGACGAGAGATCCCACACCCCACAGCCACCCGCTGCCCGTCGAGGGCCGCACCGCAGCCCATCCGCCTGCGCTCCGTTGCGCGCACGGCTCGGACCCGCCCCGCCCTGCGCGGAGAGCGCCACTCACGGCCATGCCCGCCGCTCCGGCTGTGTATGCTCCGCGGCTCGGGCCAGCCAGCTCCGCCTGCGTGTTGCTCCCGGCTCAGGTCAGCCGGCTGCGCCGTCTGCCCTTCGCGGCGGTCGCACACTCCGGCTGCGCTGTCTGTCCCTCGCGGCGCTGCGCATACACAGCCTCCGCTCTGGGCATGGCCTGCCGGGGGTTCGACATGCGCAGGCCGGGTCGGTTCCTCGCGGCGGCGCGCACTCCGCTACGGCGGCCGGGCTGCTACGTTTTTCTTCACGTTCGCGGGCGGCTGTGGGGTGTGGGATCCGTTCGCGTCTCTCACTGAGGGGGCTGCAGGCGCCTCACGCTGACGCACGGCCGCTGCGGGGCCGAGAGCGCGTCGCCCACAGGCAGCGATGCCCACGCGCCCGCGAGCGAGCCGGACTCCGTCCCGAGCGACACCATGCCTCGCAAGAGCGCCCCGAAGCCCCTGACGGGGCCTCGGGGCTTGCCCAACCGGAAGTCTGATACCCGCCGCCCAAGCCGGGGAGCCGGGGCGCGTGCGCCGGGTCGCAGCCGCCGTCCGCACCGGCGCCGCGATCATCCGGCCGCGGCTCGGGCACCCGTCCGCCCCCACGGGCGCTTCGTCTGCGCCTCCGCGCCCGCCGGAGCGGCCGCGTCCCTCGCCTCGGACATCATCTCATCCGCGCCGGCGCGCCCGTCGCCCGCTCCTCGCGGCGGCGCCCGCGCCCCGGCACCCCGTCTCGGGCTGCGTCGCCGCCATCCGAACCGCCGCGGCTCGCAGCGGACCCGCCAGACGCCCCTCCGCGCCTCGCAGCGACCTCGCCCTCGCCGTACCACTTGGCTCGGTACTCCCACGGCTCCATGAGCCCCGCCGCGACCTCGTCCATGTCCTGGCGCTTCTCCGCCGTCGTGTCCGTGATGATGCTGTCGTCGAACGTCACCCTGATCCCGCCCTCGTCGGGCAGCCCCACGTCGAGCCGCCGCTCCACCGCGAGCAGTGCCCGGCAGATCCCTGCGATCGCGCCCTCCAGCGCATGCTCGTGTCTCCTGATGTTGCGCATCAGCGCCGAGTTGTCGGCCGACACCTCCGTGGCCGTCTTCACATACCCCACGTTCTCGAGGTCGAAGTAGTTGATGCCGAAGCCGCACAGGTCGCCGAGCGTCTGCAAGGCGACACGGAACGCCCGCGCCTGCGCCTCGGTGCGCAAGGCCGGCGCGAACTCCTGTATCGTGTCTTCGGTAGACATCACCTTCCTGAACACCGTGCAGTCGCCTTTGCCGAACGGGATCGACACGCGCCCGCCCTTGCCGTCGCGCTCGACGTCGAACATCACATCCGACAGGAACACCCGCATCTTCCCGTTGTCGATCTCGCTCATCATCGCGTCGTAGCAGAGGTCGACCGCCTGTATCGCGTCCACCGCGTCCGCGAACACCGACTGCCCGTACGGCGACATGTCCACCCGCGTGTTGTCGATGGCTGGCTTCACAAGCGAGAAGGTCGGCCACACCGACCCCGTGTCGTACACCGGACACACGCCCTCCGGCTCGACGCGGTTGCCGTCCCGGTCGAAGCAGGCCGTCACGATCCTGTACGTGCCTTCGCTTTCATCGTCAGTCAGGCGAGAAGGACCCGCCGCCGAAGCCCCTCCGGATGATTCGCTTGGCGAGAAGAACGCGTCGGCAGCACCCTTCAGGTGCAGCTGCACCTGGTCGACCGCGCGCCCGCGCCAGAACGCCCGCGTCACGAACGCGCACTCCGTCACGCCCTCCTCGTCCCACGTGAGCGGCACCACCATGCGAGCGTCGTAGCGCCTCACGCGCACCTCTCGGGACCCCGCGTCGACCCACAAAGCCCACGCGCCCGTCCCCAGGCCGAACGCCCGCACCACGCACTCCTGTGCCGAGGCGAGAAACCCGGTCCGCGCCATCCACGCCGCGAGCCAGTCCGTGCACAACTGCTCCTCGCACGCCACCTGCGTCCGGTCGTTCAAGAGCAGCGACCCCCACTCCCTACACACCCGCATGGCGGGGTGGATCGAGCGCCTATGAACCTCGTACACCCGTCCCACGCCGTCCGTGTCCCTATAGTCGTAGAAGTCCCCGAGCGCCCGCATCCACCTATCCCACGCGCGTATGTGAGGCTCCATATCCTCCAAGGGAAGCGAGAACCCCAGCCCCCTAAGCCACGCCCTCACATGCTCCGGCACCCAGTATTCGTCATCCAGCCCCAGCACAGCGCACCTCCAGAACGGCCCCTAATATCGCCGCTCAGGTTAAGCGCCCGTCTCAAACTCCCGCCGCCTATAGCGCTCATGCCTACGCTGCTCCCGCCGCTTTTGCATATGCACGTGCGCGATGGCACCGCTATACCGCCATCCCTATTACCGCATCAGAAGATGCCGAAGATGTTCCTGCTCATACGGCGGCGGATTGCTGCTGCATGGGCAGGCGGCTCGCGCCAAGGTCGCTCGCCCCTCCGCGCAGCCCGAAGGTCTGCGCTCCGCATCGCGCCGCCTGTAGTCGGCGCTCTTGTTCCGCAAGCCAGCCCGGCCGCCGCGCAGGATCTCGCCCACATCGAATCGCACGGCGGCGCCCGGCCCGTCTTGCTCCACGCTCCGGCAGCCCGCGAGCGGTCTGCCTCCGCAGCTGCGGGTGCCAGCGTTCCGCTGTCACCCTCCGCACCGCTCCAAGCCCCTTATCAGGGTCTTGCTCCGCAGGGGCGAGAAGAACGAGCAGACCACGCGCCCAATCCCACACGCTGACACACCCCACCGCAAACAACTCCCGCGTTACCATGCCCACCAGCAATCTCTTGAAATCGAAGGGTGAGAAACGCTTCACTCTTGAAACGCATGAATTGATAATCTGCCGGAGAATCCGGGAAACACGCTGCTAGACCATCGAATCGCATCCGAATGTCCCGCTTGTCACAGGCGAGGGCGCGCCGCAGCCCCGTCCGGCTACCGCGCACCCCTCACATGGTCGCATCTCTATATTGCTGGCGAGAAGAACGCGCCGCCGCTCAACCCCTCAGCACGTCGTCCATCATCGCGTAGCGCACCGCATCGATCGAGTGGTCGTTGCCGTCCGGGATGTCGTCGAGCCACGTGCCGTCTCGGTCGCGGTCGTACTCCTTGAGTCTGAACTCCTCGTAGGCGAGCGGCGCCCGCTCCGGGTCGATGCAAATCTCGCGAAGCCCCGCCAGCCACTCGTAGGAGAGGCGCCGCATGTTGCTCTTCCTCGCAGGGCGCACGCGCAGCCCCGCCTCGCGCCGCCACACGGCCATGCTCTGCTTGCCGTCCGGCGTGTCGTCGCACCAGATCAGCTCGTCGTGGAGGTAGCTGTCCTCGCCGGGCCCGTCCGCATAGGTGAGCGCATCGGTCACCATCGCCGCCGTCTCCGAGGGCGTCTTCCTGTTGGCCGACAGCTCGCCGAAGATGGTGAGCCTCCGCTCGCCAGGCTCCCACCCGCAGCGCATGAACCGCCACGGGTCGGGGAACCAGCCCCAGTCCACGCCGTTTCGCGTGCGCGAGAAGCCCCTGCACGCGGCGTCCGAGAGCCGTACCGAGATCACGTTGTTGAACACGCTGCCACCCGTCCCCGTCACCTCGCCCAGGTACTCGCTCCTCCACGCCCGCTCGTCGACGCTGCGCAGGTACTCCGCCTCCTCGATGAACGGAGCGCCCAGCCACTCCGGGTGGCTCTCGATCACGTCCAGATACGAGCTCTGGCGAACGAGCGTGTCCGCTCGCCGCTCGCGCTCCAGTTCCTCGCGGTTCACCCAGCTCCAAAGCGTCCGGGGAGGGTTGTACGAGTAGAAGATCCAGAAGTCGTCCCCTCCGCGCCGCAGGGAGTTGAGGATCGAGCGCACCGCGTCGATGCCGTCGAACTGGTCCAGCTCCTCGAACCAGATCACGGCGGCGTACCCGAGCGCGAACTTCACGCCCTTGAGCTTGAGCGGGTCGTCGGCCCCGCGGAACACGATGCGCTGCCCCGTCGGCAGGTACGTGAGCTCCATCGGAGAGATGCGCGCGCGGAACCACGCGTCGAGTCCCAGCGCCGCGATCGCCCACGTCATCTGCGAGAACACGGAATCCCTCAAGGTGTTGGAGAACCTGCGCACCACCACCGCGTTCGCCTCCGGTTTCAGCAGGAGGAGAAGGACGATGCACACGCTGATGAAGCTCGACTTCGTGGAGCCGCGCCCGCCGTGGAGCCAGTAGTGGGTGTGCCCGTGCGCCATCACGTCGCCGAGCACGTCGTGGAAGCGCGGGATGATGAGCGAGGAGGCGTCAACCATCGGCGCGCTCCACGTCGACGGCTCCGTCGAACCCCGGCAGCTTCTCCTGCACCGGCTGCGCCACCACGCCGAGCACGATTCTGGGCGCGGCGTCGGCCTTGGCGTCGTCGCGCTGGCGCTCTGCCTTGCCGTACTCGTCGGGGTACTTGCGCTCGAGCAGCCACGCGGCGGCCGTCCAGTACTGGTTTCTCGCCAGCGCCGCCGAGCGGATCGTGGTGAGCAGCGTCCGCTTGAACGCGCTCTCCTCCTTTTTTAGCCCCTCGCTTAACGCGCGCTGCAGCTTCGTCTTCGGCTCGCCGATCCACCGGTAGAAAGTCGATTCATGAATTCCCAGCGCGCAGATGATATCGCCGTTCGAGAGCCCGTCGGCCTTCAGCTTGATCGCCTCGTCCACCATCTCCTGCGTCAGCTTCGGCTTGCGCGCCATTTCGTATCACCCCCGTGAAAGCCATAGATTCCCTCACGGTGGATTTTCCGGAGCGGTCACAAAGGCACGGGAAGAGGCGCCCGGAGGCGCCCCCGCTACCTCTTCCTCTCCCTTTTTCCCTTGAGCCCGTACTTTCGGCACAGCCGCGAGTTCCGCTGTCGCATCTTGTCGCGTTCCCGCCGCACGTCGTCGATGTCGGCGGCGTCCTCGGCATGGGCCCGCTCCCGCTCGAGCTGCTCGTTGAACGCCCGCTCCTGCGCCAGGTGGTACTCCTCGGTGCACCGGCGGCACATGCCCGTCTGCCGGTTGATCTTCACGCCCACCGCGCCGCACTGCGGGCACACCGTCTGCACCGCGAGCGAGCAGTGTATCCGCGAGGCCCGCATCTCCACGGCTCGCACGGAGTGGTGCACGCCGCACCGCCGCTCGATCTCGGCGGCGGCATAGGCTGCGCCCCGGAAGCTCACCTCCCGCAGGACGTCGTCCTGCTCCTCGGTCCACCAGCTCACCGCGACCGCCCCCGTCTCAGGTGGCGCCGCCGCCCGGCTCCACCACCCCGGAAGCCGGTTGAGACGGGGAGCAGCGCCGAGACCAGCGAGGACGCCCGCCGTCTCGACGTCTCAACCGGAATCCGACCCGAGCCCCTCGCGCGCGCATGCGCCCGCGCGCGCCCGCACGCGCGCGAGGCAGACCTACTCTTCTTTCCCGTCAAGACGTTGAGACAGGAGGGGGATATGCCCACCCTGACCAGCCGCCACCCCTGTCTCAACCGCCGTCTCAACATGGCGCGCCCCCTTGAGGCATCGAGACGGACGGCCCCGCGCCCGCCGCCCGGTCGAGCAGCGCCTCCATCGCGGCGTTGTCGATGCAGACGCAGTACACCCGCGCGCCGTCGAAGCGCCGCTGCCGCGTGAACCCGCGCCCGCCGCCGCCGACCAGCACGCCCTCGTCCGCCATGCGGCGCAGCGTCTTCTGCCGGTCGAAGTTGGCCTCGCCGAGCGCCCGCTCCAGCACGCTGGAGAACACCCACCAGCAGAACCCGGGCCGGTCGCGGTACTGCTCGATAGCGCCCCAGCGCTCCAGTCTGTCCATCTCCGCCGAGTCCTCGAAGTGCAGCCGGTTGCGCACGAGCCACTCCGAGAGGAACTGCACCGCCTTGAGGTCGGTGTCGCCCGCGTCCGCGCCGGTCGCGTTCACGAGCGCCCACCGGGCGAGCCGCATCGCGCCGTCCAGGCAGCTCGACCACTCGCCGCCGGGCGCGAACACGTAGAACTGCGCGAGCGCGTCGGCAAGAGCCAAGAGCGCCACGTTGTCCGCCTGCGGGTGGCCGCCGGCAGCATCGCACACCGCGTCGCGCAGCGCCGCGTACTGCCCGGCGTAGAACTCGGGCCCGTTCCGACGGAGCGCCGCCACGTAGGCGCGCCCGGCCGTGCCGTGCTGGGCAGACACCAGATGGTGCATCGCCTGGGCGGCGCGGACGTCCGGGAACGGCTCCGCGCAGAGCTCGAGCGTGCGGTTCGCCGCGCCCTGCTGCGTCGACGACCCCACGATGGGGATCTCGCCGGTGGCGATGGTGAGGCAGCGCCACGACCCCGCCCGCATCATCGAGCGGTCGGAGTTGAGCGCGCCCCGCTCGTGCCCGAGCGAGAGCGAGTACAGCAGGTCCTCGACCACCTGGCGCTTGCCCGCCTGGCCGCCCGGCGCGCCCTTGCTCTGCAGCTCGTCGACAATCACCGGTATGTCGTGCAGGAGCGCCGCCGCCCGCACGATGCTCTTCGGCGTGTCGGCGAACGTCCTGAAGTACGAGTCCGCGCCCTCGGTCGGGTCGCCCCACACGCTGCCCGCCGCCTTGAGCGTCGGCGTCTTGCCGCTCCTCGAGCGCCCCCACAGGTACACGATGAACGTCTGCACGCCGAGGAGCGCCACCAGGGGCGAGGCGAAGCTCGCCGCGAGCACGCAGCGAAACGCCATCGACGCCGCCCGCGCAGGCGCCACGCCCTCCACCCACGCCGCGAGCGTGCCCGCCGGCTCCATGAACGGCCGCGCCTTCACCGCCTCGTCCGGGGAGGGGTCGAAGCGCACCCCGCCCGCCCCGACGTCGTAGGGCATGAAGGCGGAGAGCGGCCCGTCCGCCCAGCCGAGGTGCACCACGCTGCGCTCGCGCGGGCGCGCCCAGCCGTAGCGCCGCTCCACGTCGGTCAGGTAGCGCACGATCTCCTTGGCGTTGGACGAGGACACGTTCGCGCCCATCGGCGCCAGCGCCCCGATCACCTTGCTCTGGTTCATCAGCACGTCGCGGTCGAGCGCGCGCTCGCGGACGCCTCCCGGCACCGTCACGCGAACGAGGGCGCGCACGTCACCGGTGTCCACGTCCACCAGGTCGGCCGCCACCCACGGGGCCGTCGAGGTCACCGTGCGCAGCGGCTCGCCGGCGCGGTCGCACGCCCAGAGCCGCCCGCGCCCGTCGACCGCCCAGCCCTCCACGGAGGGCGCGCTCGCGAGGTCGGGCGGCCCAGCCTCGGGGGCCGTCTCGTCAAGACCCCTGTGCGTCCCGCCCGCGCTGCCGGTCGAACATCCGTTCTTATCTTTTGAGCGAGAGGGACGGAAGGCGCCGCCCTTCCGCTCCCTCGGCTGGTAGAACTCCTTGCACCCCGCGATCGCGCGCTCGATGGTCTGCGCCCCATAGGTCGAGCCTCCGCGCCTGCTGTCCCACTTGTCCCGCATGAGGCCGCTCCTCCTGAAGATCCGGTCCATGCGGTCGGCGTCTCCCGCGCACCAGAAGGCGAGGTGGCTGCACAGCGCCATGTCCGCCGCCGACCGGTCGCCTCCCTGCGCGGAGCAGTCGCCCGCCATGAGCGCCCGGATGGCGTCGCCGCTCCTCGACGCGTACATGCGCTCCAGGAGCGCGTCGTCATCCATGCCGTCGGACGAGCTCGTGCCCGCCGCCGACAGCGCCGGCTGCGCCGCGGCCTCCGGCTCGATCCACGTCCGGTACGCCCGCTCGACGACGGCAGGATTCTCCGAGATGGCATCGTGCCCCTCGAAGAGCGCCCCGGTAACAGTGAAGTACCGGTCGCGGTCGTACATCTCGACCACCCGACCTCCCGGCTGGCCCTTGCGCGAGCGCTGCGCCCAATCGGGTTTGCTTCCGCGGAAGATGAGGTGGAGCCCGTCCCCGGAAGGGGACACCTCGGTGTACGTCCCGGCCTGCTCGACGACCCAGCGGTACTCGGCGTCCAGCGTCCCGTCGACGATCACGTGGTCGAGGTCGAGCCCCGTGTACGCCCGGTCGGGCCCGAACACGAAGCCAACGCCGTCACAGCGCCACCGCCCGACGGCAGCGACGGCCTCATCGAAGGTCGCCCACGTCGCCGGGTCGGTGCTCTTGGCCATGCGCCCGTTCGCCGCGCACACCGGGATCTTCGTCGCCTTGCCGCCGCGCTCCTCGCGCCGCCAGCACACCCAGCGCGCCTCCGCCCGCAGCTCAGCGGGCACGTATTCTAGCGATGCCATGGAGAAGCACCGCCCGTCGCCGTATGCGCTACACTGTCTCCCCGAAGAATCCCGCCAGGAATCTTCATCGCGGCGGGCGTGGCTGCAACCGCGCTCGCCGCCCCTTCGGGGCCGTATCCGACCGGTCCGCCGCATCCGGGCGCGCCTGCAAGCGCCCCCGCACCGGCACCCGGCCACCACCGCTCAGCGGGCGCGCGCGTCGTCGCCATGCCCCACCATTCCCTTCGCCGTGTTTGGGAACACCAGATCCCTGCAGATGTAGATCCGCCCGTCAACCTTGTCCGCCGGAATCCGCCCGGCGGCGATGCTTCGCCGTATAGAGTTCACGTGCTCTCCGGTCGCGTCGGCAAGCTGCTTCGGCGTCATCAGCAGCGGCAGCTCGTGGAAGCTCCTGACCATGACCCCTCCCTTCCTGCGGCAAAGCCGCGCCCTCGCGAGGGCTCCCTTGTGTCCCCCGTCCGTACGCGCTACATTACCACGCTTAGAATCACATTGCGATACAAACTCGCCTAATGATTGTAAAACTGGTTGCTTGGTGATTCTCAATGTTGTAATATGATTCCAACGGATACTACAGGAGGCATCTCTACGTACCGGGCCTCCATAGGACGCACGCATCCGAGGAGGGCCGAGCCGTGCCTAACAGCCTGCAAAATCTCAGGAAGGAGGCGGGATACCGCACGGCAAAGGACTTCGCCGAGGCGGTGGACATACCCGCACCCACCTACACCCGCTACGAGCAGGAACCCGCCAAGATCCCCATCGAGCGCGCCTGGATCATCGCCGACTTCCTCGGCTGCACCATCGACGCCGTCGTCGGCCGCACGCCCATCAAGCCCAGCGAGATGCGCGGCCCCGTGCAGCGCGCCTACGACGCCCTGTCCGACAAGAACAAGGGCCTGCTCGACGACTACCTCGACTACATCCAGTACAAGGACGGCAAGGAGCAGGCGCGCGACCGCGCGCAGGACCAGCGCCGCTACGAGGAGCTCGTCCAGCAGTACAGCCGCCAGTTCTACGAGTCCATGGGCTCGGGCGAAGCCGACTTCATCGACCTGGTGTCGCTCGGCGACGCCGACGCCCTGCGCGCGCGGTTCCTCGAGTTCGTGGAGACGCGCCTCGCCGACGAGCGCGACCGCGAGATCGCCGACGCCCTCGACATGGCGGAGAGCGTAGGGCGCCGCAACGCCCGCGACAACGGCTGGGAGTTCGAGGTGGCGGGCGAGCGCTTCCTCATACGCGACACGAAGCCCAAGGAGCCCCTGTCGATCGAGCTCGCCTGCTACAAGCTCTCCAACATGCTCTCCGCACAGTACGAGGAGCGAGACCGCGAGGTTCTGGAGGGCATCACGTCCGCCTACGACGGCATGCGCCGGCGCCGCAACGCCTTTGCCCACGGCCTCGGCGGCTCGTTCGACAACAACCGCGGCTAACAGGAAGGAGGCATCGCACAAACAATACGGGCCCGCAGGAGCTGGTACCTCCCACGAGCCCAAAGACAGTCCCAACCAAGCGCTAACAAGGAAAGGACCGGTGACATTATATGCCATCGACCGACCATGCGGCCACAGGCGCCGCCATCTGCGCATACCGCGCGGCAATGCCCATCAGCCATCAAACCGCTGTCCGCCTCCTCGAGAGGAGGTGCTAAACATGGCCAAGGTAACCGGAGAGGGCACCATCGTCCAGCTCGAGAAGGACAAGCCCAAGAGCAAGTGCCGCAAGTGGCAGCTGCGCGTCCCCGTGGGGCTCGACCCCCGCACGGGCAAGTACAAGACCCGCACGCGCCGCGTCAACGACATGACCTACACCCAGGCCAAGAAGGCTCTGCGCGACTTCATCGAGGAGATCGAGGACGACCGCGTCTGGAAGCGCACCGGCACCACCTTCGAGGAGTGCGCCGCCGACTTCATGGAGCGGCGCGACCTGTCCGGCGAGTTCTCTCAGAACACGCAGCTGCGCTATCGTCGCTGCTTCAAGGCCGTCTCCCGCCACATCGGCAAGGCCGACGTCGCCCTCATCACGCCCGAGATGATCGAGGACATGTACGCGGCGATGCGCCAGGGCGACACGCTTTCGGGAAAACCGTCGAGCGGGGCCTACCTGAACCAGATCAACAAGACCCTCGACCTCATGTTCCGCGACCTCGTTGAGCGCGAGGTCATCGTGCGCAACCCCATCGACAAGGTGGCGACGCCCAAAGTCGACACCAAGGAGAAGCAGGCCCTCACGCCGGCTCGCATGCGACAGCTCGTCGATCAGCTCGAGGTCGAGACCTCGTGCGACATCGGCTACTTCCTCGCCATCACGATGGGGCTCCGCCGGGGCGAGATTTGCGCGCTGTCGTGGCGAGACATCGACTTCGACAACAAGGTGCTCACCGTCAACCACAACTTCGACGCGTTCCGCAACCTCAAGGAGGCGAAGACCCACGCCGGCATGAGGAACCTCCCCATGCCCGAGTTCGTCTGCGATGCGCTGCTGCGCCGCAAGAAGGCCCAGCAGGAGTACTTCCTCACGCGCAACTACCTCCACCGGGGGCTCAAGAAGGGCTGGAGCGAGCAGACCGAGGACACGCCCGTCGTGCTCGACTTCTACGCCCAGCGCGTGCATCCCGACACCTTCGGCAAATGGTGGGAGCGCGACCGCAGGCTCCTCGGCCTGGACGGCTGGTGCCTCCACGAGCTGCGCCACTCCTACCTCTCGATGCTCGCCCAGCAGGGCGTGCACCCCAAGGTGATGCAGGAGCTCGCCGGCCACGCCAGCGCCACGATCACCATGGACATCTACACCCATGTGAACATGGACCAGAAGCGTAAGGCCGCCGACGTCATGGAGGACGCTTTCCAGAGCATTGGCGCCGAGGAGGAGTTCATGGTGAAGCACGCCGAGGACGCCCCGAAGGGCCGCCCCTACAAGGTCCGCCACGTCCGCCCGTCACGCCGCACGAGAGCACCAGAGCAAGCCCCGGTACAAACCGAGGAACGATTCGTACCAGATTCGTACCAGCAGCCCGACCGCCCCAAGTTCCAAGTAATCACCACCGCCCCTGACCTGCGAGTTTCAGAGGCAATCTAA